TTTGGCGACGGAACCTGGTCAATCAATGACAGAGAAAAAGCAATCAGAGAAAAATTGAGGAGAAAGTCATGAAAGAACCAGCAATCATCAAAAAGATTTTCAATGGGGTAGTGATCTATTTGTATGACACTAAGTTTGGGATTCATGGCAAACTGCGGAACGCACAAGATGGTACGCGCGAGCGCGAGCCAGCTTTCATGTCGGTGTTCAAAAGGGAGCTAAAACCTGGTATGCTCTTGGTAGACATCGGTGCAAACATTGGCTACCATTCGCTTTGGGCAGCGTCGGTTGTGGGCAAGGATGGAGCAGTAATAGCATTTGAGCCTGACAGCCGAAATTTCAAATTACTGGTCATGGGTGTTGAAGGAAATGCTTTTACTAACGTAGAGGTTTACGCTATGGCTGTTTCCGATAAGGTCGCAGGGAAACAGCCATTTTATTTGGCTAAGGCCAGTAATTTAAGTAGTATGCAACAAAGTGCCAGGACAACGGAGCAGATTTTCGTTGATACTACGACTCTTTCCAATTTCTTTTTGGGACGAGTAAAACCGCCAGACTTTGTGAAGATGGATATTGAGGGCCACGAGGTAGAAGTTCTGCGTGGTGCGCGTGCCATGTTCTCTGAGTACTTCCAGTGCAAACTGCTAATAGAAGTTCATCCGCAGTTTCTAAACGGTAAAGATTTTGAGGAGGAGCTTCGCTACCTGCTCGAAAAGGGGTTTACTACAAAGTACGTCATAACTGCTGGTGTAGCAAGGCCAGATGCCTTTGTTGAGCATGGCTATGAGCCTGACGAGGTCTTTGACTGTGGAAGGTTTGAACGTGGGCTTTACACAGGGGTTAGTAATGAGGACATGTTGGCTTTTGCTTGCTACCCGATAAAGCAGGAAGTGCCATCAGCCGGTGAAGTCAGCCCAAAGATTGTTAGGGCAGTAATGCTCGAACGTTCTGTTACTGGTGGTGGTTCTCAAGTGGATGATCCGCCAGATGAGGATACGTCAGAGTCGGCACCACCCAATGAGATAATTATCGAAACTCACGCGGAGGGAGCAATGAAACACACGAAGAAAAAGCGACCACCCAAGCAAAGGAAGCGTGATAGTAAAACGCTTGACAGGCCGCCTGTTGATCGGTCAATGCATTCCGATGACAGCAAGTCGGTAGTGAAAAAATGAGTCCGGTAACATCAGAAGATATATTAGTCGAACCCGATTACTATATCTATGATGAGGAGTTGGATGTCCTCGCAAAAGATGATATGGGGTTTGTGAAGGACTCTACCAAAGTCAAGCAAACAACCATTGACGATGACTATCTACGATTGCTACAATGGCAAAAGGAGCCCGAAATCTTTATGTCTGAGGTTTTGGGCTTTACTCCCTGGCGTTGTACTGATGGCGACGACCAGATTGATATATGCCATGCTGTGCGTGACTTCCCACGAGTTACTGTTAGAAGTGGCAACGGGGTCGGCAAAACGGCAATTGCTGCCCAAACTGCGATTTGGTTTTTAACGTGCTTCGTTCCAAGCATTGTAGTAACAACAGCACCAACTACTCGTCAGGTTGAGAAATTATTATGGGGTGAAATTCGTGCTGCATACCGGCGTGCATTGATTCCTATCGGTGGTGAATTACTCAACACCGAGATAAGGATAGATGACAAGTGGTACGCCCTCGGCTTTGCTACCGACGAGAAGGAAAAGTTTCAGGGCTTTCATGCCCCGTTTGTTTTTGTAATCGTGGATGAGGCGAGTGGTGTTACCGAGAACATCTTTGAGGCAATCGAAGGTTTAATGACCACAGCAGGAGCGCGGATATTACTAATAGGAAACCCGACTGATCCTACTGGGTACTTTGGACGGACGTTCCTGCATCCTAAGCATTCAAAGGGTTGGAAGCACTTACACCTCGATTGCTGGAACAGTCCTAATGTCCGTGCTGGTAAGACCCTGGTTCCAGCTTTATGTGCTCATAGTTGGCCGCATGAACGATTGACTACGTGGGGCGAGTACAACCCATTCTATCAAGTGCGAGTAAAAGGTAACTTCCCTGTTGTGGGTGAAGATAATCTAATTCCATACCACATGGTGCACTCTGCACTTGAACGTAGTATTCCACCGGCTGGCAATAAATTACTAAGCGTTGACGTTGCAAGGTTTGGTAATGATGCGAGTGTGATAAGCAGACTTTGGGGCGCGCAGTTTCGTGTCTTAAAGAAACTGTACACACAAGACGGTGTGATGATTGCTAATCGTGTCGTTGAGCAATTGAAAGAGGATGTGCACAAAGATGTTGAGTCAGTAAAGATAGACATCATTGGGTACGGAGCCGGTGTGTTTGACGAGTTAAATCGTATGAAGAAGCACGGCAACGATGTTGAGAAGGAAATCCTTAAACGAGTAAAACTTATAGCAGTAAACGTTAGCGAAAAGTGCCGTAGCCGCCAAGCGCAGAAAAACTACGCAAATATAAGAGCAGAAGCTGCCTTCACAGTGCGTGAGTTATTTGAAAGCGGCCAGATAGATATTGACGATGAGGAATTGGCAGTACAAGCCGCTAATATCAAATACACTTTTGTTGAGGGCCGACAGCGATTAGAAAAGAAAAAGGAATTTAAGGCACGGCTCCAAGGAAGCCCAGACGAGTTTGATAGTTTACTAATCGCTAAGGCGATCACACGAGGAGCAAAACCAAGCATTCATTAGGGAGGCATCAATGCAATTTAGGCGGCGAGGCAATGACAAATATCTTCCGGCTGTGCGGCGTGCAGTGCCCGTTCCGGTAAGGCGTGGGAAGAATTCAGATAGCAATAAATTCTTTGGAGTAAGTCTCGGTCGTTTCCATATTGGACTTGGCAATCCTATGAGTATGTTTAAGAAGTCATGGGCTGAACTGCACGCTTTTTTTGACAACATCTTAAAAACAAGTGGTTCAAAGGCTACAATCACGAGCCAACTGGAAGAGTATAGAAGCTGGGTTCATATTGCCGTGTCCGCTATCTATCGAAGAGTGGGTGAAGTCAACTACAAGTACGTAAGGACCGACACTCAGCAGATAGTAAAGCCGAGAGATCAGGGGTATAATACAATAAACGACATCTTCCGCAGACCCAATCCATTTATGAGCTATCGTTTTATGAAAACGTTTTGGCAGCTTCAATTGGATTTGACTGGTATGGCTTTTGGGTTGCGGGTAGATGATGCTTTTGGCAAGCCATTAGAAATCTGGCCGTTGAACGTCGATTGGTTTGTTAAATTACAGCGTGGTAAGACCTGGACAGATTGGATCACTGGTTTTACTTTTTTGATTGATGGGAAGTATAAGACTTACTCACCTGAGCATGTCTTGTACTTTTACTACCCACACCCTGAAGACCCTATGGTTGGGTGCAGCCCAATCAAGAATCAGGCTTACGCGATTGATGTGGATCACTACATAGAAGTCTACGAACGCGACTTCTTTCGCAATTCAGCGAGGCCAGACTTTTTGCTCAAGTATCCACAAGGTGTCGGTGTTGATGAGGACGATGCAACAGCAATCAAGGAGCAATGGCGAAAAAGTTTTGCTGGCCCAGGTAACTACCACAACATCGGCATAGTCGATGAGGGCGGTGACATTATGCAGTTATCGCCAAAGAATGCTGAGTTGGATTTGATGTTCCTTGCTAACTGGTCTGGTGACAAGATACTTGCGGCGTACAACGTCCCTCCTGGCAAGGTCGGATTAGTAAAAGACGTGAACCGAGCAAACGCAGTTGGCATAGACATCACGTTTAACAGTGAGTGTATCAAGCCACGACTTGACATCCATGATGATGTGATGACTCGTATGGTGCTTGAGCGGTTTGACCCAGTACTGTGTTTGAAGCACGAAAATCCGATACCTCGTGATCGTGAATTAGACATCAAAGAAATTGATAAGAAGGTAGGCGTCCCGATGTGGACTATTAACGAAGCGCGCGAGATGGCTGGCATGGAGCCGGTGCAAGGTGGAGACGTAGTATTTGTTCCATTAAACTTCGTGCAAATATCCGGTCCAGGAGAAACACCGCCAGCAGAACCAGACCAGGATGGCGAGTCAAGAATACTGATAGGAAAAGATGCAGAGCCGTTTACTTATCCTGAGGAATACAAAGACAAGCGGTGGAATGTTTTTGCTAAGCACATTAGTGTTTGGGAAATGTTATGGATGAATGCGCTATCATCCATGTTCGAGCAGCAACAAGAGGAAGTACTGCGCAAGATCGACAAGTTTGAACATCAAAGTAGCATAGACACGGAGAATCTTAAACTCAGATTACTACCTGAGTATTCAAGACTCATCAACCTTTATGAAGGATGGTCGATAAAGAAGATTGAGCAGGATGTATCGTCAGATGTACTACGGTTTAAACATCTTTTCTCAGATAGTAAACAGGCAGAGGTATTTTTCAGAAACGTGGCCCGTGGCGCAAAGGCAGGAGACATGTTGAAAGAATTACTGCCAATAGTAATCGCTGCACAAGAAACCCGTGTGCAGACATTACTGTTCGATTGGGATAGGAACGTTGAGCGTTTTAATAGCCGGGGCCAAAAGTTATTCACCGAGACAATGCGAGAGCATGGGCAACAAGAGCTAAATATGCTTGGTCTTGACATGTCCTTTGATCTTGAAAATAAAAATGCCAGAAGATTCATTGGTGACAAGACCCGACAGTTCAGCCGAGATGTTTTGTCTACACAAGCAGATCGTTTGGAACGTACGTTGACCGAGGGTTTCAGCGCAGGTGAGAACGGGCACCAATTAGCCCAACGAGTAAAAGACACCTACCGTGGGTATATCACTAAAGGATATGATGCAAAACGTATTGCTCGTACAGAGGTGGTAAGCGCATCGAATGCAGGGTCGTTCTTTGCTTATGATCAGAGTGGTGTAGTACAAGATAAAGAATGGCTCGCTGTGAGGGATAAGCGCACACGTGGTGCAAGCGCAGATGA